ATGAGCCAAAGCGCCCTCTTTACCGCGACCGTTTCCCTGCCGCTGCTGCCCCTGCGCGACGTGGTGGTGTTCCCCCACATGGTCATTCCCCTCTTTGTCGGGCGGCCCAAGTCCATCAAGGCCCTGGAAACGGCGATGGAGGTCGGAAAGCACATCCTGCTGGTGGCCCAGAAGTCGGCGGCCAAGGACGAGCCCTCCTTCGACGACATGTACGAGGTCGGCGCCGTGGCCAGCATCCTGCAGATGCTGAAGCTGCCGGACGGTACCGTGAAGGTCCTGGTGGAGGGCAGCCAGCGGGTGCGCGTCACCCAGATCGAGGAGAACGAGACCCACTTCACCGGCACCGCCGAGCCCCTGGACGAGAACCTGGACATCGGCGCCGAGGGCGAGGCCCTGCGCCGCGCCCTGATCGCCCAGTTCGACAACTACGTGAAGCTCAACAAGAAGATTCCGCCCGAGATCCTCGCCTCCCTGGCCGGCATCGACGACCCGGGCCGGATGGCGGACACCATCGCCGCCCACCTGCCCCTCAAGCTGGAGCAGAAGCAGGCCATCCTGGAGATGTTCGACCTGAAGTCGCGCCTGGATCACCTGATGGGCTTCCTGGAGACCGAGATCGACATCCTGCAGGTGGAAAAGCGCATCCGCGGCCGCGTCAAGCGCCAGATGGAGAAGAGCCAGCGCGAGTATTACCTGAACGAGCAGGTCAAGGCGATCCAGAAGGAACTGGGCGAGATCGAGGAGGGCGCCGAGCTCGACGAGCTCGAGAAGAAGATCAGGTCGGCGAGGATGTCCAAGGAGGCCACCAAGAAGGCCGGGGCGGAGCTCAAGAAGTTGCGCATGATGTCGCCCATGTCGGCCGAGGCCACCGTGGTGCGCGGCTACATCGACATCCTGCTGGGGCTGCCCTGGAAGAAGAAGACCAAGGTCAGCATGGACCTCAAGAAGGCCGAGGAGATCCTGGACCAGGACCACTACGGCCTGGAGAAGGTCAAGGAGCGCATCGTCGAATACCTGGCGGTGCAGCAGCGGGTCGACAAGCTCAAGGCCCCCATCCTCTGCCTGGTGGGGCCGCCCGGAGTGGGCAAGACCTCCCTGGGCCAGTCCATCGCCCGCGCCACCAACCGCAAGTACGTGCGCATGGCCCTGGGCGGCGTGCGGGACGAGGCCGAGATCCGCGGCCACCGTCGCACCTACATCGGCTCCATGCCCGGCAAGATCCTGCAGAGCATGACCAAGGTGGGCGTGCGGAACCCCATGTTCCTGCTCGACGAGGTGGACAAGCTGGGCCAGGACTTCCGGGGCGACCCCGCCTCGGCCCTGCTGGAGGTGCTCGACCCGGAGCAGAACCACACCTTCCAGGACCACTACGTCGAGGTGGAGTACGACCTCTCCGACGTGATGTTCGTGGCCACCGCCAACAACCTCAACATCCCGGCACCGCTGCTCGACCGGATGGAGGTGATCCGCCTGTCCGGCTACACCGAGGACGAGAAGATCAACATCGCCACCCGCTATCTGCTGCCCAAGCAGATGAAGAACAACGGCCTGGGCGAGGAGGAGCTGGCTGTGAGCGAGGCGGCCCTGCGCGACATCGTCCGCTACTTCACCCGCGAGGCGGGGGTGCGCTCGCTCGAACGCGAAATCGCCAAGATCTGCCGCAAGGCGGTCACCGCCCACGCCATGAAGAAGGCGAAGGGCAAGATCAGCGTCACCCCCAAGAACCTGGACAAGTACCTCGGCGTACGCCGCTACACCTACGGCCTGGCGGAGAAGAACAACCAGGTCGGCCAGGTTACCGGCCTGGCCTGGACCGAGGTGGGTGGCGAACTCCTCACCATCGAGTCCTCGATGATGCCCGGCAAGGGCGCCATCACCCGGACCGGCCAGCTGGGCGACGTGATGAAGGAGTCCATCGAGGCGGCCCGCACCGTGGTGCGCAGCCGCGCCGCCAGCCTGGGCATCAAGGCCGAGGCCTTCGAGAAGAACGACATGCACATCCACATGCCCGAGGGGGCCACGCCCAAGGACGGCCCCTCCGCCGGCATCGCCATCACCACCGCCATGGTCTCGGTGCTGACCGGCATTCCGGTGCGCTGTGACGTGGCCATGACCGGCGAGATCACCCTGCGCGGCGAGGTGCTGCCCATCGGTGGCCTCAAGGAGAAGTTGCTGGCCGCCCACCGCGGCGGGATCAAGAAGGTGCTGATCCCGGAGGGCAACGTCAAGGACCTCGTGGAGATACCTGACAACATCAAGAATCGCCTGGATATCCAGCCGGTCAAGTGGATCGAGCAGGTGCTGGACGCAGCCCTCGAGCGCAAGCCCAAGCCCCTGGAGGAGGCTGCCCCCGAGGCGGCCGCCCAGGTCGCCAAGGACAGCGATGCCCCGGCGCTGATGAAGCATTGACGCGGGATTCCGGCTTGACAGCGTTTTTTCCCGGTTGTTATAAAGCCCGGGCAGCACTCCCGCGCTGCAAAAACACATACCGCATACACTCTGATTGAAATAGGGGGAAGTTCCGTGAACAAATCTGAACTCATCGACGCCATCGCCGAATCCGCAGACATCTCCAAAGCTGCGGCAGGCCGCGCTCTGGATGGCGCCGTGAATGCCATTAAGAAGGCCATGAAGAAGGGTCAGACCGTGACCCTCGTGGGCTTCGGTTCCTTCTACGTGGGTGAGCGTGCCGCCCGCACCGGCCGCAATCCCCGCACCGGCGACGCCATCAAGATCAAGAAGGCCAAGGTGCCCAAGTTCCGCGCTGGCAAGGCCCTGAAGGATGCGGTAAACTGACCGGCCTTCGGGTGCTTAGCTCAGCTGGTAGAGCGCCTCCCTTACAAGGAGGATGTCAGCGGTTCGATCCCGTTAGCACCCACCAAAGCAACAACTGAAGCGCCGTTCCGGCGGAAAGCACCGACTGCAAAAACAGTCGGTGCATTCTTCGACGTTTTCAGGAGTTGCAAATGGACACACTGCACCATCAAAACCTGCAGGCCACCCCTGCGGGCACCCCGCCTGCGTCCCGTATCGGCGACGAGGTGTTCAAGCTCGTCTCCCAGGCCAAATCCCTGGTCTACCTGATCGAATACGCCAACTGCGCGAACGCGGTCAGCCACGACCTCGACCGGGAGCACTACACCAACGCCGCCTGGACCATCCAGGACCTCCTCGACCGCATCGTCCTCGTGGTGGAAGGCCAGGAGGTGCGCCATGACTGAGCTGAAGACCGCCGCCCAGAAAGAGCTCGCCGAGCTGATCGAGCTCTCGATCGAGCTCTCGATCGAGCTGAAGACCGCCACCCTGGCCGACCTGGCCGCGCCGCTCGTTTGGGAAAACTCATATAGCCGCCTGCCCATCCTGCTGGGCCTCTATTACCCCATGGCCTGGGCAGGTCGTAGATCCGACTGGCTGCGCCTGCTCGGCCATTACTGGTCCATCTGCGACAACATCAGTTTGTACTTCGACGACCTCTGCCTGCGCTTGCTGTACGAGGGCGCAGAGGAAGGTCCCGTCGTAGAGATGATGGACGCCGCCGAGCTGGCCGCCTGGCATGCTCTGCCCGACTTGGTGACCGTGTATCGAGGAGCCGGAAAGGACAATCGCCATGGGGCCTCCTGGTCTCTGTCCGAGGAGGTGGCCAGGACGTTCCCATTGCTGAACAGGTACTGGCAGAAGGTCCCGATGCTGTACACGGCCGAGGTGCGGAAGCAGGACATCCTGGCCCTGAAGCTGGACCGCGACGAGCAGGAGGTGATCACCTTCAACGCCAGGATCGTGAAGTCCAGGCGGATCGGCAGGAAACAGGAGGTGCGCCATGACTGAGATCGCCTTCCGCATCCTGGCCGAGGCCGTGGTGGCCGCCCATCCCAGCCGCGACAAGGCCTTCGCCCAGCGCGTCGGCTTCTGGACCGACCATTTCGGCGACCGCGACATCACCACCATCAAGACCGACGACGTCGAGGACGGCATCGATGCCCTGGTCCGTCGCGGCAAATTCAAGGTGATGAGCTGGGGCAAGGGCCGCCCGGTCCGCATCGAGCCCACCGGCCAGCCCCTGGCCCCGGCCAGCGTCAACCGCTACATCAGCACCCTGGGCAGCGTCTTCAAGGAACTGAAGCGCATGCGCCTGCTGCCGCGCGGCTTCATCAGCCCCATGCGCGGGGTCACCCGCATGACGCCGGGAGAGGGCAGGACGCTCACCGTCACGGTGGCCGACGTCAAGCGCCTGGTGGCCGCCTGCCGGGTCTCCCGTTATCGCAAGCTCGCCGCCCTCACCGCCATGGCCTGCACCACCGGCTGGCGCCTGGGCTCGCTCCGGGCGCTGAAGTGGCAGGACCTGGACCTGAAGGCCGGCTTCGCCGATACCCTGCGGACCAAGAACGGCACCCCGCACCGCACCCCGCTGCTGCCCTGGGTGGTGAATGAGTTGAAGCGCATGCGCCCGGCCCTGGCTCAGCCGGGCGACCTGGTCTTCGATACGCGGAATTTCACGCGGAGCTGGAAGACGGCGCTCAAGATCGCCGACCTGCCCGAGGACTGGACCTTCCACCACACCCGCCACATCGCCGCCTCGATCCTGGCCCAGAGCGGCGCCAGCGTGCCGCAAATCATGGCCGTCCTGAATCACAAGACGCCGATGATGGCCCTGCGCTACAGCCACTTAAACGTGGACAGCATGCGCGAGAGCCTGGGGAGGGCCTGGGGATGACCCACGACGAGGCCGTCAACGCGGCCTTGACGGCCCTGGCGGAGGCCCTCACGGACGGCTGGCCGGACACCGATCCGGCCGCCGCTGCCCGCTTTGTGCTGCAGCAGGTCAGGACCGGCCAGGACGAGGCCCTGGGCGAGGTGGCAGGGAAGGGCGTCACGGTCGCCGGCGCGGTCCTGCTGCGCCTGGTGGCCGATGCCATTCAGGGGGTTGAACGGGAGCACCAGGTGCTGGCTGCAGAAAGCCGGGCCAATGACCTATTCCTGCGCCTGGCCAGTGCCATGAAGATCATGAGGCGGCCCGGGAAGCCCCACGACAAGAAGGCGCGGCTGGCCCTCTATGAACTCGGCCTTGTGGGCGAGATCGCCGGCCAGGGCGGCGAGCGGGTTAACCACCGTGTGATTGCCATGCAATACGATCTATTGCGCCGGGGTGGTTACGGAATCAATGCCGCCGGCGCTCTGGAGTACATCCCGCCCCATGGCCATCTTGAGGCCGCCAAGATCATCGAAGCCCGGCATGGGGTGGATTTCGAGTCACTTCAAAGGCAGTGTCGCCGCAAGCGCATCCCCATCCGCACCCGCAGTACCACCTACCCAAACCGATGAAATCGGACAAATAGTCCGACTGTGTGTCCTGTAAGAAGGGCGCGCCCATCTGCAAACTCCTGATCATCCCCGCCGGGATGGTGCTTCAGACGTGTTTTATCAGGAGAACGCGATGCAATCGATCAACAACATCAGGCGCAAGCCCGACTACTACCTGCACGATGCGCCCAAATGGGTGCGCAATATCTGGCCCAGGCCGGAATCCTTCAACTGGTGGGTGAAGGCCAACAGGAAGGACCTGATGGCCGCCGGCGCTCTGGTCCGTCTTGGCCGGGACCACTTCGTCGACGCCGCCATCTTTCCGAAAGTGGCGGAGCGCCTCCTCGGCTTCAAACCGGACGAACACTAGGCGCGGGTAGTCTGGTGAACTTCTACCAGCACCACCTGGGCGACCACATCCGCAAGACCGCGCATCTTTCCATTTTGGAAGAGGGGGCCTTGCGTCGGTTGCTGGATGCCTACTACGTCCGTGAGGGGGCGCTGCCGGCCGATGACAGGGAATGCTATCGACTGGCCCGGGCGACCTCGAAGGCGGAGCGGGCGGCCGTCGACAGCATGCTCCGTGAATTCTTCGTCAAGGCCGAGGACGGCTGGCACAACCGCCGCGCGGACGCCGAAATAACCGGCATGCGGGAGAAGGGGGCGAAGGCAAAGGCGGCAGCCGAGTCGAGGTGGCGACGACAGCAAACACCATGCGAACGCAATGCGGACGCATATGCGGACGCAATGCTAACCAAGAATCCAATAACCAATAACCAAGAAAAACAGGGGAACGGTGCATGGTGGAAGACAGAAGACGGCATCGAGCGCAAGGCCCGCGAGCTGGGCATGGAACCCAAACCACGTGAGACCTATGCGGAGCTCAAGTCTCGAATCTTCGAGCGAATCAACACCAGGAGCCAGGCGTGATCACCGGCGGAAGATTCTTCCGGCTGTTGAACGTCACGGGTCCTTCCTGCCATGCCCTGTACGGGGGCGAAACGGCGCGGAAAAGCTCTAGTCATAGCTAAATACTATAGGAGTTGTTATTGTGATAGACGGAATACATGACACGCCCACCCAGGCTGACCTGGCCGAGATCCTCGGCATCAGCCAGCAGGCGGTCTCCCTGATCGAGGGCAAGGGCATCGCCCAGCGCGACATGACCCTGATGAACTGGATCGCCGCCTACACCTCCCACCTGCGCGAAATCGCCGCCGGCCGCCTAGCATCCGGGGATCTAGACCTGGCTTCCGAGCGCGCCCGGCTGGCCAAGGAACAAGCCGACAAGATCGCCCTGCAGAACGCCGTCACCCGCCGCGAGCTGGCGCCGGTCACGCTGATCGAAGAGGTCCTGGCCAAGGCCGGATCGCGCGTCGCAGGCATCCTGGACGCCATCCCTGGCGCCATCCGCCGCCGCATGCCGGAGCTCGGCGCCGACGGGATCGAGCTAATCAGCGTCGAGATCGCCAAGGCTCGAAACATCGCGGCAGCGGTTCGATTGCAGGACATCTTCGAGGAAGAGACCGCCGATCCGGATGCTGAAGACGACGATCAGGGGTGACAGTTTGTCACCCCTGCCCTTCACCTCTGCCGAATTGCTGGCCGCCTTCGCCTGGTGGCTGCGGGACGGCGGCAGCGATGCACGCGGCATCTTGAATCGCCTTCATCTGCCAGGCACCCGCCGCCGCGTCTTGAATGTCCTGCGGGACCGGCAGCTGGTTGAGGCCGCCCGGCTGATTCTTCCCGATGGCAACCGCTACGCCCAGGCCGTCGCGCTTCGCCAAGCCTGCCAAGCCTTCGAGGGCCACCTATGGCACGCCTGGAAATACCTCCCCTGCCCGCCAGTCTACGCCGATGTGGCGCAGCAAGCCCTTTTCTGGGCCTTCCGCTTCGATGAGAGCAGCATCCGCGAGAACCGGCCTCACACGCCCGCCGATTGGTCCCTGAGCGCCTTCCGCAAGTTGCTACCAAATCCATCAAAAGAGTGCAGGGCCGCCGCCTGACCATGGGGCCTCACCCACCACGGAGACCACACCATGTACGGCTTCAACCATCCCCGCGAACAACGCACCTTCAGCCTCGCCAAAGCCCTGCTTGCCTTGCACGACGAGAAACCCCTCAAAGGCTACGAGGCGGAAGTTGACCAAGAGATGCGCCGCCACCATCAAGCCACCTCGAATAATTCCGTTTTGATTCCAACCGCCGTGCCCCTACGCCAGAGGCGGGACCTGACCGCCGCTGGCACTAGTGCGATTGTCGGCACCGACCTCCTGGCCGGCAACTTCATCGACCTGCTGCGGAACCGGCTCGTATCCGTCAAGCTGGGTGCCCGCATCATCGGCGGATTGCGCGGCAATGTCGCCATTCCGAAACAGACGGCCGCCGGCACCGCTCACTGGTTGACCAGCGAGGCCACCGCCATCCCCGAATCGACCCAGACATTCAGCCAGATCACCATGACGCCCAAGAACGTCGGTGCGTACACCGAATTTAGCCGCCAGCTGCTGCTGCAATCCACGCCCGGCGTGGACGAGATTGTCACCAACGACCTCGCCAAAGTTATCGGCCTGGCGATTGATACGGCAATCCTGATCGGAACCGGCGCATCTGGCCAGCCCACCGGCTTGCTGAACACCGCGGGCATCGGCAGTTTTGCCGGCACCGACCTGGACGCTGCCGGCCTGGCCGACGCGGTAGCCGACGTGGCCGCCTCCAACGCTTTGAATGAGTCACTTGGCTGGCTGACCACCCCCGCCGTGGCCGCCCTGCTGGCCCAGCGCCACAAGGCCAGCAACACCTACAGCCCCCTGTGGGAAGGCAACATCCTGGACGGCACCGTCTCCGGCTACCGCGCCATGAGCTCTCACCAATGCCCAGCCTCCACGATGGTCCTGGGCGCATGGGATGAAATCCTGATTGGCGAATGGGGATTCCTTGAAATCGCATCGAATCCGTATGCGAATTTCGCGGGCGGCATCATCGGCATCCGCGCCATGCAAACCGTTGACGTCGGCATCCGCCATCCTGAAGCCTTCTCCGTCGCCACCAGCATTACCTAATTCGACCGGGTAGGTCGGATGTGCGCCGGGCTTCGAGAGAGGTGGCCCATAGAACCCGGCGATGCGGGATTCCCGCCTCCTTTACCCATGAGCCGCCACCTCCCGCCAGGGACTACCCGCCCGAAGCGGATGCCGGCAGAGGGCGCAAGTGTCCATCTTGTGCCGAGCCGGCCCCTCTAACCTTGGAGGCCCTATGCCGAATTACCTGCCGATGATGAGCCAGGACGATTACAACCGCGCCCTTAGGCGAGTCCGCCATGATGAGCTTGGTCGGACCATGCTGAACCTATTTGCAACCACGCCAGCTCAATTCGCGGAAAAAATTGTCCGCGCCGAAGGCTACGCTCACCAGATTGAGCAGCTCAAGCGGATGCACGATGAGCTGGACCGCCTGACCGAAGTGCAAGCCAAGATTGACCGGGGCGAGGCCACTCTGGCAACCGGCAGTCAGACCCTTGCGGGAGCCATGAGCGCTTATCTCGAAGCCATCAAGCGGATGGATGCGGCCCTGGATGAATACCAACAGCGTTATGGGGCGGCTCTGGCTGCAGCCGCCATTGCCCGTCACGAAAAACTGACAGGTGTGTCTGCATAAACCGGAGGAATTATGGCCGACCTTCAGAAAACAGTCGAAATCATCTTCGCCGGCCTGGACAAGACCGGCGCGCCCATCACCGAAATCGAGACGAACATCCGGGGCCTCGGCGACGAGGCCACCGGTGCGTCCCCGAAGGTCGGCGAGCTGGGCGACCAGGTGGAAGACCTAGGCAAGAACGGCAAGTCCGCCGTCGATGAGCTCTCCAATGCCTTCAAGGGGCTGCTGACGGCCGCCCTCATCCAGCAGATCGGCTCGGCCATGCTGGACGCCAGCGTGGAGGCGGAGAACCTGGAGCGCACCTTCGTTGCCATCACCGGCTCTTCGGACGGTGCGGCGGACATGATGGACTACATTCGCGAGGTGGCGAAAAAGCTCGGCCTGGATGTCTTCGAGACGGCCAAGGCCTTCTCTAGCTTTGCCGCCGCCACCCAGGGCACCGCGATCGAGGGCGACAAGGCGAAGTACATCTTCGAGGCCGTCGCCGGCACCATGGCGACCCTGGGCAAGTCCAGCGATGACACGGCCGGCATCCTGGTCCAGCTCACGCAAGGGGTTTCCAAGGGCAAATTCGAGTTGGAAGACCTGAAATCCATTGCGGAGCGGATTCCGGGTTTCTTCAACATCATGGCCGAGTCCCTGAATACCACTACCGAAGAGCTCTTCGACATGATTAGCCAGGGCAAGATCACCGGCGACGACATGCTCGCCCTGGCCGAGGCCCTGAAGGAGAAATACGGCGACGTGGCCTATGTCGATACCTTCAGCGCTGCCTGGCAGCGGGCGAAGAACTCCATGACCGAGTTTCTGGTGAGCGCTGGAAATTCCGGCGCGACCGACAACATCAAGAACCTGCTCACCGTGCTGACGGGCGGCACCGATGCCGCGACTGACGGCATGAAGGCCCTGGACGACAACACCAAGGAGGTCCAGGAATCCCTGCTGAAGCTCACCCCGGGCGGCACCATGAGCCTGCTGGTCGAGAAGGCCCTGGCGGCTGCGGCCACCTTCCTGAAGATCCGCGACGCATCCGTCGAGGCAGGGACCAAGCTGGAGGACACGGGCGATGCCGGGGCCGAGGCGGGCGACCAGATCGCCAGCGGTGCGCAAACCGGGGCCGAGGCCCTGAAGCAGATCGAGGCCTCGACCAAGGCCGTGAACGAGGCCTTGCGCGAGCTGGGCCTGGACCCGAAGCAATTCGAGGACGCCACCCAGGTGGTTATCGATGCCTTCGACACCCTGGTGAAGGAGTCCCAATCCAGCGGCGACCAGGTGCTGGCCGGCCTCCTAATGGCCATCGACAAGACCGCCCAGGAGGCGCTGCCGGAACTGTCCGGGGCCCTGGACGAGGCCTTCTCCTCCGGCAAGATCAACGCCGAGCAATACGCCGCCGGGGTGAACGCCATCGAGGTGGCCATGGCCGGCATGTGGCCGGAGGTGGCCAAGGCGACGGAGAAGACCGACGCCCAGTCGGTGTCCCTGGACAAGGTGGCGGCCGAAGCCAAGAAGGCCGAGGAGGCCGCCAATAAGTACGCCCTGGAGCTGGAGAAGATCGCCAGCAACGAGCGCATCAAGCTGATCGAGAGCTCGATCGAGCTGAAGACGGCCCAGCTGGAGGCCGACGCCAAGGTGGCTACCGCCATCATCGATAGCCTCTCCGCCACCTATGCCGCCGAGACCAAGTTGATCAGTGACCTCCTGGGCGGTCTGACCCAGAACGCCAATACGGCAGCGGACAGGATCAAGATCGACTTCGCCCGGGCCGCCGAGGAGCGTGTTGAGGAGCTGCACGATGCCCAGATGAAGCTCATCGATGCCCAAGTCGCCGCCCTGGAGGCCAAGACAGCTGCGATGGCCGCCGGAAACCCCCTCATCACCATCCAGGGCGACGGCCTCGCCCCGCATCTGGAATCGATGATGTGGGAGGTCTTCCGCCAGATCCAGATCAAGATGGCCTACGACGGTGGCGACATGCTCGTCGGTGGCTGCACCCTATAAGGAGAGAACCATGAGCGAATCAGACAAGGCCGCCGCCATCATCTTCACTTCAGATACATGGGCGGAAGGCGTCGTCAAATCGGTGCGCCGCATCCTGAAGCTCTACCTGGCGGACCAGCTCCGCCTGCAGAACTCGCGCCTGCTGCAGGCCCGCCTGCTGGAGGGCATCAACGAACTGAAGCGCACCCAGAACGGCCTGGAGGCCACCTGTGCAGCCGCCGGCGACAAGGCCAGGGCCGCCATGCGCAACGCCGGCGCCGGGGCGATGAAGGACGGCCAGGGGTTTATCGACAGGGCCCAGGTGCACCTGGACATGCTGCGCACCGGAATCGAGGCCAAGGCCGACGCCCTGGAGGAGGTCCGGAAGGGCCTGCAGGACAACCTGGTGCGGATCGATCGAATGGTCGGCGTAGGCGAAGGCGGGCAGGAACTGGCCGACCTGGCCGCCGCGCTCAAGCTGGCGCTGCAGGAGGAAAACGGCCGTGGCTGAATACATCCAGTACGATGCCGAGGCCGTCCTGGCGATGCTGCGCAAGCTGCCCGAGGAACTGCGGGACAAGGCCATGGCCATGGCCATCAACAAGACCGCCGCCAAGGCCAAGACGGAAATGAAGCGGCAGATCACGGCGATCTACAACCTGCCCAGCATCGAAGTTGGCGGAGCGCTCAACGTCTCTCAGGCCAAGTGGAAGACCCAGACCACCATCTACGCCAGCATGTTCCCGAGCACCCTGGGCGGCCGGGGCCGGGCCATGAACGTGATCCGCTTCCTGGAGAGCAAGGTCACCAAGACCGACATCAAGACCCGCACGGCGGACGGCAGCCTGGAGGAACTCTATTTCCAGTTCAAGAAAACGGGCGGCAAGAAGACCATCGGGGCCGAGGGGGGCACGTCCAAGCCCTTCCTTGGAAACGCCAGCCGCACCGTCTTCAGGCGCCTTATTGGCGTGCCAAGTGCTACCAACCCGGACAAAGAGGCCATCGAGTCTGTCCAGGTCATCGATGTGCCGCAGATGTTCAACGTGAAGACCATCAACCGATCGGTGCTTGAGAAGGCTGCAGACGACCTCCTGGTGGAAGCCGACCGCGCCGTCAGCTATCTGCTGTCTGGCCTCAAGTAG